AGAAAGAAATTTAGGATTTAGTTGTACAGGAGATTTGCTTAAAAAATCATATAAATAATTCATTTGAGTAAAATATTGAAAATAATGCAAATAGAGTTCACGTTGGTAATTTTCCAATTTAATAGTGGTCAGTTCAATGTCACGACTACTATCAGTTATATAATTAAGAGTGGACTGCATTGATCGAACCTCTAACGGTGCGACCCATTGTTGAATTACTGGATGGAAAAAGAACGTACGTTTTAAAAAAGAAACATCAAAAATGGAGCTTGTTTCATGATCGCTCCAAGCTGTTTTATCAGCTTTTGTGAACTCAAAACCTATTGTTTTCACAATACGAGAAAAGTGGAATGGATCTAAGTAAGCAGAAACAGAATCAGAACAATTTAAAAGTTTGTCATCACCATAAACATAGTCATCAACCTCCTGTACGAATTCTCGCACAGAGGGCTTATGACTAAGCTCATAAGAACGAACGAAATAAACAAAAGCGGTTACCATCAAATTTATACAAGAATTATAAAAAGCTGTGACACCAACACCTGAGGGCATGTTGTGAGTTGTTATAAAAATGCAATTCAATAAGCGTGTGGGAGTCGAAATAATAAGTTCCAAACACGCTTCAAAAATTAGTGAAAATTGTTCTTTGTTTAAATTCATAGAAAAAATGACATTAAAACTAATACGAAGTTGTTCAATCGGAATAATAACACGAAAAGCTTGTGATAACATGCGTTGCAAAATTGGGTGCATTTTCTTATCCCACCACTTAAAATCTCCATCATACATATTACGGGGGCTACGATGTAACAAATTTTTTGCAAATTTGTCCCATTCTGAACTCAAAGGGTTCATGCCCACCATAATACCATTACGATGGCGATTTTGAGCGGTGTGAATCATTAATTCACCAAAGAAAAATCGATATAAAATAGTCAACAATAAAGTGCCAGCTTGAAAAATTCGGGGGTCTTTTGGTTTGCCTGTATCGTCTACATTGCGGAGTTCGTCTTTGAAAGTGGTAGTGTAATATTCATCATATTTAAATTCACCTGATATTACTTGATTGGCGAAATCACGAACACGCTGTTTCATTGGTTCTTTAATGAAACCGCGGTCGTAATCTAACCACTCTTTTTTACCACCTTCAAAGCCAAAGCCAGCCGATGTTTTCGGATCTATTCGATTCAAATGTTCATTACCTAAAACAAGCTCACGTTCAGTGAGACCCTTAAATTTAAATTCACTAGACGGTGTTAACTTTTCAATTATAACATCACGAGCAAATTCCATCGGTTTTAAGTCAACATTTGGCGTTTCCGTAAAGGAATCAATAGATAAGGCGAGCATTTTCTTTTTTTCCTTAAATTCAGCTGGTTTTCTTTCTACGGGAAAAATCCCATGCACAAGAGATGGAGCAATAGAACTTTTATTGTTAACAAAATTTGGAACTTCAACATCAAGTCGAGCCCCGGAAAACTTTTCATTATTAAATTGAACAATGGGCAAAACAACGCCAAAAGTGACATCAAAAATTTTTTGTAATTGAAATAAAACAGAAGAA